ATGTAATCCTTTCTGGTTCATCATTTCAAGACGTATACAATAATGCTACATCTTCCGGTGTAATTCCATCAAACCCAACCAATTTATATACAAATACAACTATTAATAGTAGTGCTTCATTTTCTACTCCTAATATGGTATTATCTGCAAGTATTGCGGGAATAGCAGGAAATTTATATTTTGTAACATCTGGTTTTTCAACAACATTTTATACTGGAGGTACTAATGCAACATCTTTTACTTTAGAAACAATTTCACAAGGAATTATTATGAATAATTCTGGAACAGAAACTTTAGGAGCTTTAGTTAATGGCTCAAAAGATAATGTACGAGTTGAAATTACTAATTTAAATACAGGATCAGGTACATTTAATGTATTAGTTAGACAAGGAAACGACACAACAAATAATAAAAATATACTTGAATCATTTAATGGAGTTAATTTAGATCCAAATTCAAACCGTTTTATTTCTTTAGTAATTGGTGATCAAAAATTATTATACAACTCAGTAAATAATCAAATGGAATTGACTGGAACTTATCCAAATATTTCAAGATATGTACGAGTTAAATCCATTGTTAACACAACCCCTAATTATTTAGATTCAAATGGAAATATTTTTAATCCTTTATTCCTAAATTATCTCCCACTAAATCAAAGTGGATCTTTTAGTACAGCTACAGGTACAGTTGCCTCAAACGTAGGAACAACAATGTATGATTTAATAGACACAACAACACAAGGATTAGCAGCATCTGATTATAATAACATGGTTGCTCTATTTGGAAATCCAGAAGCATACCAATTTAATGTATTATTTACCCCAGGTTTATTAAACAACAAACATACTTCTGTAGTATCTACAATTATCACAAATACTCAAAATAGAGGAGATAATTTATATGTGCTAGATCTAATCGATTATAATGGCACAGTTGCATCTACTATAACACAAGCTCAAACCAGAAATACATCATATGCTGCTTCATATTGGCCTTGGGTTCGTATAATTGATCCTGCAACAGGAAAACAAGTATGGGTACCTGCTTCAACTGTAATACCTGGAGTATATGCATTTAACGATAAAGTATCTGCTCCTTGGTTTGCACCTGCAGGTATGAATCGTGGTGGTTTATCTACAGTATTACAAGCTCAATTTAAATTAACTCAAGCTAATAAAGATTCATTATATAGTAATAACATTAACCCACTAGCTACATTTCCTAAAAAAGGAGTTGTTGTATTTGGTCAAAAAACATTACAAAAAGAACAATCTGCTCTTGATCGTGTAAATGTAAGACGTTTATTAATTGAATTAAAAAATTACATTCGCCAAGTCTCAGAAACTTTTGTGTTTGAACAAAATACTCAAACCACATTACAATCGTTTAAAGGAAGAGTAACTCCATTTTTAGAAAAAATCCAACAAAAACAAGGATTATATGCTTTTAAAATAATAATAGATGAATCAAATAATGGCCCTGCAATAATTGATCAAAATCAATTAATAGGTCAAATTTATATTCAACCCACAAGAACTGCAGAATTTATTTCATTAGATTTTATATTATTACCAACCGGAGCTGAATTTCCTGGGTAAAAAATTAAATTATTAAATATTTATAATAAAACAACCAATAAAAACTTAAAAAATGCCAATTTTAAATTATTCAGACATATTTTTTACACCCTTTGAACCTAAACAGTCAAATCGTTTTATTATGAAAGTAGATGGAATTCCTTCATACTTAGTAAAAGGAGTAGGAGCAGTAAGTGTAACTCAAACAGCAGTAGCTCTTAACCACATTAACATTCAACGTTATGTAAAAGGAAAAACTGTTTGGGGAACAATTTCAATGACTTTATATGAATCTATTACCCCATCAGGAGCACAAGCAGTAATGGAATGGATACGTTTAGGACATGAATCTGTAACAGGTAGAGATGGATATTCTGATTTTTATAAGAAAGATTTAGTTTTTGATGTAGTTGGTCCTGTAGGAGATGTTGTTTCTGAATGGGTAATTAAAGGAGCAGTAATTACAAGTGCTAACTTTGGAGATTATAACTGGGATGATGACGGAACAATAGTAAATATTGCTTTAGAAGTACAACCAGATTATTGTATCTTAAACTACTAAAATTAAAATTAAAAATAATTATATAAGCTTCAACGTTTTCGTTGGAGCTTTTATTTTTCTTTGGAATTATATTAAATTTTTTGTATATTTAAATAAAAATAAAGTTTATGAAAAATTTATTAAGTATTTTATTATTAATTATAACAAGTATAGGATACAGTCAATACTATCCTTATTTAGGTCCTAATCAATACTTATCTTATGGTGTTGATTCAACTATTTTAACCGCAGATTTAAGTCAATACCCTACGGGTAATAACCCTAATCAAACAACAAATTATGATGTTATTTCAATACCATTCACTCCCCAAACAAATACAGGAAATACTATTTCTTTTCCAAGTGATAACAGCCAGCTAGGACCTTTTCCTATAGGGTTTAATTTTTGTTTTTTTGGACAAACTTATAATCAATTTTGGGTTAGTTCTGATGGGTGGATTTCTTTTACTCCTCAATCATTTTCTGCAGAATCAAATACTAATATACTACCCCTCCCGGCTCCAAACTTACACATAGCAAGAAATTGCATAATGGGAGCATTTCAAAATTGGAATGCACCAGGCTTTGGAGATTATGATGAATGGAGTGGAGGACAAGTTAAATATCAATTATCTGGTATTTCCCCTTGTAAAAAACTAACAGTTAGTTGGATTGAAATTCCTTTATTTTATTGTAATAATACTCAAGGGACTTTTCATATTGTAATATATGAGTCAACAAACGAAATAGAAAATTATATACAAAACAAACCATATTGTAATTGGGAGGGAGGATTAGCAATCCAAGGAATCAACAACTTATTAGGAAATGAAACTGTTACAGTTCCTGGCAGGAATGCGACAGTCTGGACAGCATTAAATGATGCAAAAAAATATATTCCTTCTGGTCCCCCCATAATCCCCTCTCTTGTATGGTACCAGGTAGGAAATCCAACACCAATAGCAAGTGGAATATCTACAATAACAATAAATCCACCCCCCGGAGGAGCTAATTATACTTGTCATTTAGAATATCCTATATGTAACGCTGGGTGGAATGTGTGCAATCCAAATTTTTCTTTAGGATTTGATACAGTATTTATAATTTCTGAATTAAATATAGCACAAAATCCTGAATTAAATATAGCACAAGATTCTGAATTAGTTTATTATATTCCAAATACATTTACTCCAAATGGTGACGAGTTTAATCAAACATTTAAACCTATTTTTTCAAATAGTATTGATCCTTATAATTACTCTTTTTATATTTATAATCGCTGGGGACATGTTATTTTTGAAACACATGATATAGAAAAAGGTTGGGATGGTTCTTACCAAAACAATATTTATAATTATATAATCATATTTAAAGATAACATTACTAATAAAAATCATTTATTACAAGGACTTATTACAATACTTTAAATGCTATAATATTTATGACATATATCACAACATGAAATTAAATAATTTACGTGCGCTAGTAAAAGAAACATTAAACCATCGTTTAACTGAGGAATATCAAGATAAGTTTAAAATGATAGGCATGCTTATTACTAATATTGATTTAAGACCACAAAAAGAAATATATTCAGATATTCGTTCAATTCCAGGCATTACAGTTATATCATCTAAAGAACCTTTAGAATTTAATCAACAAGATCAATCTAAATTTCAAGCTTTAATGACTGTTAAAGTAGATGGACATCCTTGGATTTCAAAAGGTGGATTTGATAGATCAAAAATGCAAGAAATACGCAAAGAAATATTAAAAGTAAAAGGAGTTTTATCATTTAATGTAAATCCTGATAATATTACTACTCTTTAATATATGTATATAAGACAATAAAGTTATAATAAATAAAAATTATGGAAGAAATAGAAGTTAATGTTGAAGAAATTAAATTGCCTTCAAATGGGATAATTTACCCCCAAGATAATCCTTTATCTAAAGGAACTATAGAAATGAAACATATGACCGCTAAAGAAGAAGATATTCTTCTAAATCAAAGTTATCTTAAAAATGGAACTGCTTTAGATAAGTTAATGAAATCATTAATTGTAACTCCTATTAATTATGATGATTTAATTACTGGTGATAAAAATGCAATTATGGTTGCTTCTCGTATTTTAGGATATGGCCCTGAATATTCTTTTGAATATGAAGGTGAAACTCAAACAGTTGATTTATCTTTATTAGAACCGAAGCCATTAGATGAATCTTATTTTACCCCAGAAGTAAATGAATTTAATTTTATTCTTCCAATCTCTAAACTTCCAATTACTTTTAAATTATTAACAGGAAAAGATGAAAAAAATATAAGTCGAGAACTTGAAGGCCTTAAAAAAATTCATAAAGATAATAATCCCGAGTTATCTACTAGACTTAAACATATTATAACATCAATTGATGGAGACCCAGAAATATCAGCTATTAGAGAATTTGTAGATAAACGAATGTTAGCTCGAGATTCCCAAGCTTTAAGAAGTCATATTAAAAAAATTCAACCAGATGTAGATCTAACTTTTTTTCCCTCCGGAAATGATACCAGCGTCAACATTCCAATTGGGCTTAGTTTTTTTTGGCCTGACATTTGATGATCCAAAAAAAATTAATGAACTTCGAGCTTTAATTTATAAACAAATCCACCAAATTTGCTTTTACGGAAAAGGAGGGTATAGTTGGCCTGTTGTATATAATATGCCTCTTTATCTTCGTAAATTTGTATTTAATGAAATAAAACTATATCATGATGAGCAGAATGAACAATCTAATAAACATTCTCAATCACCAAATAAAAAGGTTGTAACTCCCTCAACTAATAATCAATCATTCCCCAAACGACCTTCTCAATCACCCTCCCAACCAAAAAAAGAAGTAAAAATACCTGTACGAATCCAGTATAAATAAAAAATAATTTTTTATTTAATATTTATAACAAATAACTTAAAATAATAATTATGGCTCTTGGAAGAAGATTTAGAAATTTACGAGGAGATGTAGATGAAGTAAATAATGGTTTATCTGAAGTAGAAAGAAATCTTCAACAAATAGATAACTTAACTCAAGAATTATCTTCAACAATGTCAAAGGCCTTTACTATTGATGGAAATAATTCTATAGATAAATTTAAAAGTGCTTTAAGCGACATAAATAGGATTTCTCAAGATATAAAAAAAACACAAGATGAACGGGCTATTTTATCTAAAAGTGAATTTTCTTTTGCTAAAGACACTACTAAAGCATCCTCAGAACAATTAAAGACACAAGCACAATCCTTAGTTATTGCAAGAGAAAAACTTAAACTTGCTAAAGATGCGACTATAGCCGAGGGGCAGGTTCTACAAACAACTTTAGCTGCCGCAATTGCTAATGGTAGTACTCTTGAAGAAATAGGAAAGATTCAAACTGCAATTGCGGAAAATAGAAAAGCTCAAGACTCATTTACTAATGCTATTAACCAATCATTAAAATCACAAAAAAGTGTTAATGCAGCAATGGGGGATGCTAAATTTAGAGAAACTGCAGAAAAAGGTTTAGGTAAAGTTAATAATGCCGCAAAATCAGTATCAGATACTGTTATGGGAGCGTTTGGTATATCTTCTTTAAATCCATTAACTTTATTAGTTGATATGTTTGGTTTTGCTGTAAAGGCAGCAATAGATCTTGATACCGAACTAGGGGATGCTGCTAAAAGTATGAATCAAACATATGAAGCAGCTGGAAAATCTAGATTAGCTATGATAGATGTTGCCCAAGCTTCAGGAGAACTTGGAATAAATGCTACTCATATGCAACAAACATTTTTAGCATTAAATAAGAGTTTAGGAACGGGAGTAGCATTTGAAAAAATGGGTAAATCTCTTCAAAAAGATATTGGTTTTATGGCAATGATGGAAAATTATGCTGGATTAACTGCTGAAGAATCTAATAATGTTTTAAAATACTCTCTTCAAATAGGAAAAGGTGCAAAATCAACTGCTGGTATTTTAATGGCTCAATATAAAGCTTCATCTTTAAAATATGGAATAGTAGTAAATGAAAAAGATGTATTAAAAGAAATTGGAAAGACATCAGAATCTATTAAAGCATCTACATCAGGTGGTGCTGCAGGACTAGCAAAAGCTTTAGCTGCTGCTAAAGGATTAGGAGTAAGTTTAAATGATGTTGAAAATACCGCAAGTAGTTTATTAAATTTTGAAGACTCAATTGAAAAAGAAATGTCTGCTGAATTGTTGCTTGGTAGAGATTTAAATCTAGAAAAAGCAAGACAATATGCTTTAAATAATAATCTAAAAGGAGTATCTGAAGAAATATTACGAATAGCTGGAAGTAAAGCAGAATTTGAAAATATGAGTTTTCTTCAACAACAAGCACTTGCGGCCGCTATTGGCATGACTAGAGAACAATTAGCAGGAGCATTAAATACTCAAGAACAACAAAAAGAAATATCTAAAGAAGCAATAAGTGATGAACAAGCAAAATATGAACAATTAGTTGCAGCCCATGGAGAACAAGGAGCCATAGGGGTTATGATGCAACAACAATTAGCTCTTCAAACTCAACAAGCATCTAGCCAAGAAAAAATTGCACAAGCTAAACTAAAAGAAAAAGACGTAATATCAGAAGGTTTAATCCCAGCAATGACTACGTTAAATTCTAAGATGGCAGAAATGATAAAAAAATTACAGGCAATATTTGAAAAACTAGGAGGATGGAAAACTATACTTTATGTAATTGTTGGTATAATAGGAGTATCAATGGTTGCAGGAATAGCAAAATTTATAGCAAATATAAGAACAACAATGAAATTATTAAAAGAAATGCAAATTATGCAAAAAGTATCTGCAGGAATTGAGATTGTAAGAGGCTCTTGGGCCGCGTTAGGTCCCGTTCCTGGTGTAGGTCCATTACTAGCGGCTGCTGCTATCGGAATTGGAATGGGGGTTCTTGGTACAATAGCGGTTCAAGATATGAGTGACGGTATTATTCCTTCTACAAACAGTAGTGGTTTTGGGAAGAGAGTAATGTATGGTCCTGAAGGAGCAATTTCTTTTAATAATAAAGATACTATTGTAGCAGGGACAGACTTATTTGCTAAAAAAGCCAATGATTATATGGCCCCAGCAGGAAGTATTGAAATGATTAATCCCCCACCACCTCCACCATCAAATAATAATTCTACAAATAATATGGATGAGGAGTTTAAAAAATTACTTATAGATTTATCTTCTCGCCCTATTGCAAATAATATACAAATTGGAGCTGAATCTATTATTAAAGCTACAACAGGAGCAGAATCTAATAAAGAAGGTTTAGCTCGTAGCCAAAATGCATTTGAACTCCAATAAAATATAATATTTATAATAAAAACTAAAAACTAAAAATTATGGGACTTAAAGAAAAATTAGAAACTGAAGGATCAGCATTTACATATCCTTCTAATGGAGCCGAAGAAACACCTTATCCATCTACTTATACACCACCTATTAACCCTTTAGCTACTGATCAATCTTCATTACATGCTAAACTTGATGGAACCCCAGGATATTCATTAACTGGTAATTTTGCATCAGAAGTTGGTGCTGCAGCTGCAACTTATAAAGATGGTCACCCAGGAGGGCTACCTCCTATTGCTGCTGTGTCTATTGAAGATTTAAATGGTATTCCCCCAACTATTGCAAACCACAATAATTTTTCTCCAAATTCATCTACGCAAGCTTTACCTTATTTAAATAATCTCCCTCTTTAAAAAAAATTATGAGTTTATATAATAAACTTGAAAATGAAGGATCATCCCTTTCAGCAGCTAATGGAGGTAAAATATCTATTAATCCATTAGTTGATAGGGAAACTTCTCCAAATTTTTCTTTACATTATACTACACATACACACCCTGATGGAAATCCAGGATACTCAGTAACAGGAGATGAAGCATCACTTATTAACTTATATTATCAAGAGTATAATGATGGTGATTTTAATCCAATACCTCTATCATCTGGGCTTGATATAGATGATTTAGGTGATCCTACTTATCCAATTAAATATAAAAACTCATCAACCTACAAGGTTAATATGGTACAGGAAGAAGATACATCTAATTTTTTATAATTTTATTTATGGGACTTATACAATTATTAACAGACCCTGCAGGAGGAGTTCCATTAAAAAATTTAACTTTTGGAGATAACAAACCCTATATCCTAACCCCCCCTCCAGAAAAAGCAAAATATTTTGATGTTATTGATTACATCCCAAGTGAATTGGATTTATTTCCAAATTTTGAGGGATTTAACTTATTTAATCTAGACGGTGGTGGTGGTGGTGGCGATTTTTCAGGAACTACATGGAAAAAAAAAGGAAATTTATTTTCTTATTTAGGATCATTATTTTCTTCAATTCCCTCAAAAATTAGATATAATCCTAAATCTTGGGGTCCTGATTTTTTAAATAGAGGTAATCAATTTGGAATTTTAAGAGCTATAGAGGATATAGAAAGACTTACAAAATATTTTACTGATTTAAAAGGTAGTGGTCCTTTATTTATTATAAAACAAAATTTACTTTCTAGAGTAGGAGTTAAAACAGAATCAACATATGTTAGTGCGACATATGGTGGCGGTCTTTTTAATGAAGGAATTTATACCCCTATATCTACAATATCTCAAGCAGCATCGGGTATTGTAGGAATATTTTTAAATAAACAGGGCATCGATCCTACAGGTTTAACCCCGGGATCAACAAATCAACTTGAACTTAGAAAATATCAAGATGCAATATACGAAAGACAAATTAAAGACAATAAAACTAATAATAACAGATTAGTAACTCTTAACAATAAATCATCCCAATTTGGAGCTTCTACAGAAGACGATATTGCTAATTTAAGAAAAATAGGATTTTCCTTTATCCCAAACCCAAATGTTTTAATAAGATATAGTGGTGGTCCTGGATCAGTTTATGGTATAGGATATACTAATATAAGATATGCTACCGATAGCACAGGGCAATTCCCATCCAGAGTTTTAACTACTTTTAAAGATTTAGTAGAAATTCATAATAAATCTAAATCTTCTCCATTTGCACTAACATGGGGAAGAGAAGATTTTACTAATACCACATCAAGCTTTGATTCTTTAGGCCAATTTCCAAATGATTTTAGGCAAACAATCCAAACTAATTCAAATTCTTTAAGGGTTGACGATGCCTCTATAATTGGAATTCCATCTACAACCTCCTCTAATTATTCTGACTATAATATAGAAAAAAGGATTAATTTAGGTAATCCAAGCAAAAGAGGGAATATATCCGACCCCTTCTCAGGTAAATATAAAATAGGAAGTGCAACTCCTTCAGAAAAAGAAGGAGCTCAAGATAAAATTAATGAAAGTGAAATATATAGTGCGAAAAAATGGTTTCATGGTGATAATAACATTAGAAAAGATTTAATTGATTTTGTTATTGGGGTATATGACAATAGTACTATAGGAGGTGAAGATGAAATAAAACTTAAATTCATGCACTTTAGAGTTTTTCTTAAAGGATTTTCAGATAATTATGATGGTGAATGGAAATCTCAAACATATGTAGGAAGAGGAGAAAGTTTTTACAAATATAATAAATTTAAAAGAGATATTAGTTTTTCTTTTATAGTAGCTGCCTCTACTATGGAAGAATTAAATCCAATTTATACCAAATTAAATTATTTAGCTTCTACTTTAGCCCCTTATTATTCTTCAGAAGGATACATGAGTGGAAATTTTCATCAAATAACTTTAGGAAACTGGTTAAACCGTCAACCTGGATTTATTTCATCAATAGATTTAACTATACCTGAAGATTCTCCTTGGGAAGTTAATTTACTTAACGATGAAAATACTCAACAATTGCCTCATATGGTAGAAGTAAAAATTAAATTTACCCCAATACATAGATTTAGACCATCTATCCAATCAAATCCATATTTCGATACAGATAAATTTTTCTCTAAATTTTCTAAATTAACAAATCCCAAGCCACTATTATTTGGAGAAGGAGATTATAATAAAGATGGTTATGTAGATGCTATAGATTTTGCAGGTGCTCTAAAAAGATTAAATAGTTAAGAACAATAAAAAATGAACAGATACAACCCAGCTAAAGTAATATCTACTATAGAAAATCCTATAAAAAGATTTTCAAATATTAAATATCCTTCGATTTTACCTACTTCTTCTGATATTTATGTATATACAACACAAGGTGATAGATATGATATTTTAGCTTTAAAGTTATATAATGATTCTTCTTTATGGTGGATAATAAATAGAGCAAACCCAACCCAACCATCAGATTCATTATATCCAATTATTGGTTCTCAATTATTAATTCCATCACCACGTAGAATTGTATCTATTATATTAGATTATGAAAATTTAAATAATTAATTTAAACAAAAGTTATGGCTTTAATAGGAGAAACAATTGAAAATTATGTTGCAGAACAAATAGAAGTTAGGCAAAGAACTCATGGAAGTGGAGTTATTGGAGACAGAGAAAATCAAGATTTATTAGAATTAAATCTTAAAACTTCATTTTTAAAACTTGCCTCGGGAGTATCTGTTTCCTCATCAAAATTAGAAGAAATAGGATTTTCAGCAAATGATGCTAAAACTTTTAGTGGAAGAGGATTAGCTAAAGAATATGTTTTATTTAATGGGATTTCTACATTTACGGGCAGCAACGATGGCCTAATTCAAAAATCAGATTTCCTAGGAGAAACGTATGAAGCTAGCCCAGATTGGGGAATAGTTCCAATGCCTGGTCTAGTTAGTGCTGATATTAAATCTTTAAATAGAGGATCATTAAAAAAAGCTATAGTTAAATTTACTGTTCATAATAGACAACAATTACAAATTTTAGATATATTATATCTTAGATTAGGATATACTGTTTTATTAGAATGGGGAAATTCAATGTATAAACACTATGAAAATGAAATTACAACATTAAAAAAAATAGGATATACACTTGTTGATAATAAAAGTAAATTTTTTAGTGACCAATGGACTAATTCTCCTTTTAAAATATTACAAGAAATTGAGGAGATGAGAAAAAATTATCAAGGAAATTATGATGGTTTATTAGGTAAAGTATCAAATTTTAATTGGTCTTTTAATAATGATGGTTCTTATGATGTAGAACTTACTATAATAAGTTTAGGAGATGTTATAGAATCATTATCTACAAGTATTGTAGCAGATTCTAATACTTTATCTGTTGTAAAATTAACATCTAATAACAATGATCAATCACCATTAGATAAAAATAAAACATCTAATATAATATTATCAATGTTATCTATATTAAAATTCCAAAATTCTGTTAGCGAAAATATAAAGGGAAACCCACCACTTACTATTGAAACAGTTGATCACCCTACATCATATCCAGGATATCTTTGTAAATCAGATGATAAATTTGTTGAAGCTTCTAATTATCAAGCTCAAATATATGGACATATAGGACTTTTTTCAAATAAGATATATGCAGTTGCTCAAGATAGTTCATGGTTAAAATATGACATAAACTATAATTGGACTAGAGAAACAGAAGAACGGTCTACAATCCTTGATTTTAACAAAAATAGTAAACAAAGAGTGTATTGTTCAGGTTATGGACCATTATCTGATAGCTCCCAATTCCGCAAACAATTATATCGCATAAAAGATGTTTACCTAAAAAATTATTCAGGAACCATAACAGAATTATCTTTTGGACCAAAAGATGGTTACACCAAGATACCAAGACTATGGTTTTATTTAGATGAGGATTATGAGCGAATACTTCGTCTAAATCCTGAGTATGAAATCACACGTACAGAGACTACTTTCAGAGATAAAACCACTGTTACTCCACCTCCTCCTGCAGATAATGATCGATATATAGAAGGAGATTTTCCCCAAGAGATAAAAATAATCCCAGCGATTATATGGAAAACAGCAACTGATAATGGTTATGTAGTGTTTGATTTTAAATCAGGGGCTGTCGAATTTAACGAAGCAAATAAATCGGCATATGAGGCCAAACAACTAAACGATAATCCAATTCAAGCTGCATTTGATAACTTCCAAAGTTCATACCCGACGGGGTCAGCGGATATGTCAAGTACA